TTTGATGAGATGGCAGTCTCATTAAATTATGTAAATAGTAAATATGGGGTTGACAAACGTGCGAAAAGATGATATACTAATACAACAAGCTAGTAAAAAACAAGTTAATGGTTCTCACTACAAAGATTTTGTAATACAACCAGTAGAGTTTATTCATGCTAACAACATAGGATACTTAGAAGGTAATGTAATTAAGTATGTATGTAGATGGAAGAACAAAAACGGATTAGAAGATTTAGATAAAGCAATACATTATCTAGAACTATTAAAGGAATTATATCATGACTCAATTTGAACAACCTAAATTTAATTCTAAATCTAATACTAAAAAGTATGAAGATAACTATGATAGGATCTTTAAAAAGAAAACGAAAGATACTAAAAAGGTGGAGAAGAAATAATGGCATTAACGTTTTCAGAGCTTATAGAAGAGCTTTATAATGTTGACGAGATAACTCTGTTAGAAGTATTAGGCATTACATCAGAGGAACTAGTTAATAAATTTATAGATAAGGTCGAGGAGAATCAAGAAGATCTCCGAGAATTAATAGAAGATACTAAAGAAGGGTTTGATTTTTATGACTACGACGATAAGGAATGAGTTACCTACACTATACCAACAAGTAATACATTCATCAAGATACGCAAGATATATACCAGAAAAGAATAGAAGAGAAACATGGGAAGAAACAGTTGACAGACTAATAACTTACCTAAAAACTAAAACACCTACACTAGAAAAAGACATTGAAGAACTGCGTGAAGCAGTACTTAAACTAGAAGTAATGCCTTCAATGAGGCTATTAATGACAGCTGGTGAGGCATGTGAACGAGACAATATAGCAGCATATAACTGTAGTTATCTAGCTGTAAATAATAAACGTGCTTTTAGTGAAGCACTATATATCTTAATGAATGGTACAGGTGTAGGATTTTCTTGTGAACGACAAGATATTAATAAACTACCTAATGTACCTAATGAAATTATTTTATGTGATGATGTCATAGTCGTAGAAGACAGCAAGTTAGGATGGGCTAAAGCCTTTAAGAAACTCATCTCTCATTTATATGAAGGTGATATACCTAACTTTGATTTTTCTAAGGTAAGACCTGCAGGCTCTAGACTCAAGACCTTTGGAGGAAGAGCAAGTGGACCTGACCCATTGAAAAAACTATTTGATTTTGTAATAGAAACTTTCAAGCAGGCAGAAGGACGTAAGCTATCTTCGATCGAAGTGCATGACATCATGTGTATGATAGGACAGATCGTTGTAGTAGGTGGAGTACGACGATCTGCTCTTATCTCTTTATCTAACTTAACTGATCGCAGAATGCGAGAAGCTAAAATGGGAGCATGGTATAATGACAATCCGCACAGAGGTCTTGCAAATAACTCCGTTGCCTACACAGAAACACCTGACAGTGAGACTTTCATGGAAGAATGGTTATCTCTGGTCAAGTCTAAATCAGGTGAGCGAGGAATCTTTAATAGAGTTGCTGCACAAAATCAAGCCGCTAAGTGGGGACGAAGAGATCCAAATCTTAGCTACGGAACGAACCCTTGTTCAGAGATTATCCTACGTGATAAACAATTCTGTAACCTTACAGAAGTTGTTGTCAGGGCAGGAGATACAGAAGAGTCATTAAAACGTAAGATTAAACTAGCTACCTTACTAGGTACAATACAATCTACAATGACAGATTTTAAATTCTTATCTGCTGAATGGACACAGAATACAGAAGAAGAAAGATTACTTGGTGTATCCTTAACAGGTATTATGGATGCTAAGATAACTGCTAATCCTGATCCTAAACTGTTAGAAAGACTAAGAGATGAGGCTAGAAAAACAAATGAAAAGTATGCTGAGATACTTAATATACCTGTATCAGCAAGTATTACTTGCGTTAAACCTAGTGGTACAGTATCTCAGTTGGTTGACTCTGCTAGTGGCATTCATGCTCGTCATAATGCTCAGTATATACGGACTATTCGTATGGATAAAAAAGATCCTATTACTGATTTTCTTATAGAAGCAGGAGTCAAACATGAAGATTGTCAGATGAATCCAAGGTCTACATCTATATTTAGTTTTCCTATTAGAGCACCTAAAGGTGCGATAACAAGAAATGATAAGTCAGCTATAGAACAATTAGAACTATGGTTAACATATCAAAGACATTGGTGTGAACACAAACCTTCAGTAACTATATCAGTAAAAGATAAAGAGTGGGTTGAAGTAGGTTCATGGGTATGGAAACATTTTGATGAGATCAGTGGAGTATCTTTCTTACCTCATTCAGATCATACATATCCTCAAGCACCTTATCAAGATGCCTCAGTTGATCAAGTAACTGAGTTAGAAAAAGTGACTCCTACAGTGTTGGATTGGAGTTTGTTTATAGAACAAGATGACAACACAACAGGTGCACAAGAACTTGCGTGTTCATCAGGAAGCTGTGAAATTATATGATAGCTACATTACAACCTATATGTGGAGTTCAAATAGGTATAGAGTTTACAGAAGCAGAAGTAAATGATCAAACAATTAGTTACTGTCTAATTGATTTATTAATATTAAGAATACAAATAGCATGGTTTAAAGAATGAAAGTGTGTGTTGTAGGCAGCAGAAGCCTTGATTCTGCAGATAAAGTATTACCTATCATTGACAAGTTTATTAAAGAGCTCCCTTCCTCTTCTGTAACTTTCTTGATAGGTAGTGCTAAAGGTGTTGATCCTCTATCAAAACATTATGCCCAATCCCATGGGCATGATGTGGTAGAGTTTTTACCCTACCATTTACTAGATAGCTCATCTGAGTTTGACAGTAAATACTTTTTTATACGTACTAAACAGATGATTGACAATGCTGATAGAGTTCTAGCAATCTGGGATACTAAAAGCAAAGGCACTCACTATGCAATTAAATATACCCAGAAGCTAGAAAAACCTATTATGATTATTAAAGTACCTAAATGACTAAAATCTATACAAAATCAGGAGACAGTGGAGAGACAGGACTAGTCACTGGAGAACGTATTAGTAAATCTTCTATTAGAATTGACAGCATAGGCAGTATAGATGAGCTTAATTCTTTTATAGGACTATCTTTAACAGAAGAGATACCTAAAATTATACGTGATGTATTACATGTAATACAACATAACTTATTTGATATAGGTAGTGAACTAGCTAGTCCAGGACACAATACAATAAAAGAAGAGAAAGTTAAATACTTAGAAAGATCTATTGATGATCTAACTAGTAGACTTGCTATACTACGAGAGTTTATATTACCTGGCGGCTGCAAAGCCGCAGCTCAAATACATGTAGCTAGAGCTATGTGTCGTAAAGCAGAGCGTACTTGTATAGCTTTAGGTAATGTAAACCCTACAACTTTACGTTATCTAAATAGATTATCTGATTTATTATTTACTATAGCACGTTATCTTAATGCTGCAGTAGGTGTTGATCATGTGTATTGGAAGAAAGATGCTTCTTGATTATGTATTAGTTATTATGTTTGATGTCAGTAGAGAGATAACACCTCCACAATATGTGGGACATTTTTTTAATTGTGAGTCTGCGTTTCAATATGCTGCTCGTCACTATCCAAAGAATGATTGGTCTTGTCTTCACAAAAACCATATTTATCTTCCCAAAGATCTAGTAGAGAGATACTACTACCCAGACTCCACAGATTAATCGGATACATTATTCACCAACATGTATGCACCTATGTTTGCAAAAGCATAGCCAAAGTACATAAGACCTAAAGCCATATTACCTTTCCATAATTGTTCTAAACTTACAGCAAGATAAATTAATCCTACTGCTATTATTAAACCTATACTCACTTAAGTAAATCTAATCCTTTTTGTATTACATCATCTGTAAAATAAGATAAAGTATTTTCACCACCTTCAGCTCTTGCAGTAGCTTTAATCCAAGTTTTCATATCTATATTAGAAGGTTTTTGTTTAATCCAATCTGATTTAGATGTATCTATACCTTGACTTTCTGCTAATAACTTTGCATAGTTTTCTAAATGAGGCATTAACTTACCATTCTTTTTAAAGTATTCTTGTTCATTTGGTTCAGAAGCATATCTATTTACATAAGTTTCATATGAATTTGTAGCATTTAAATTAGCTTGAACAACTTTAGATAAAGCTCTTATGCCATACTCAGGACTTTTAAATGTAACAAAAGTTTTTTCATCAGGATTATTTACCATACCTTGCCATTTATCTGATGTTAATTTAATATTACCTAAGTTATTATTTTTAACATTTCGAACATTTAATACTTCTTTATTTTGAGGAATAGTTACATCTTTACCCTTAGTATTAATTTCTCCAGGTATTGAAAAATACCTATCGCCAAACTTTTTAACTCTAAAACCTCTATCAGCTTCACCTTGAATTGCTTTATCCCATGTTTCATGAGACTTACCTTTAAGTAACATATAGCTTTCTTCAGGTAATCCATATTGTTTTTGTTGTTCTTTAGTAGTTTCTATAACAGAACCATAATGAGGAAGACCATCTTCAGGATCTATTTCAGGTTTCATACCTACTGACTTAGCAGATTCCATATCATATCCAGATCCTTCAGGATCAAATGGTAATGTTTGCATATTTAA